ATAATTGGATTGCCTGGGCCAAATGGAACTGTTGCGCTAAATGGTGCGCGTGGGAGTGCGACATTGTTGCCGTATGTCTGTTGCATAGCAAGGCCGCCTGCTTGGTTAAGCATGTCATTTTCAGTCATGGTTACAGAACCCGCGGGCAATCTAGGGCCTTTATCAATGTTGCTTGTTGCTATTGCTCTTGCGATACGGTCACGCAGACCCATGCGTATCTCCCTTGTTATGCCTCTTGTAAATCAGGCGTGTTGCAATGATAGCGATTTTTGCAACTTCATGTATTGTAAGGATTATGAACTTAGTAGAGAAGGCAGTTCAACACGGTGGCAAACTTGCGCCCCTGGTAATTCCTCATGGATTAACTAGCGGTACAGGGCTAATGAACCCATCAATCTTTATTGATGACAAAGGCAACATTCTTGTGAACCTACGCCATGTTAATTACACGCTGTATCACGCAGAAAATGAGCAGAAGTTTCCTAGCCGTTTTGGGCCACTGTCTTATCTGCACCCTGAAAAGGATCGCCGCCTTGTAACGGTTAATTACCTATGCCGCCTCAATGATGATCTTGAGATGACTCACCACGCCAAAGTTGATACATCTGAATTAGATGTAGAACCCATTTGGGAATTTGTCGGTGAGGAAGATTGCCGCGTTGTGCAATGGCTAGATGATTACTACTTAGTAGGGGTGCGCCGCGATACAACCACCAATGGCGTAGGCCGTATGGAGTACAGCCGTATTGAAATTGACTGGGATAACTGGGCAGTTAAAGAGGTTAGGCGTGTGCGCATCAATGCCCCTGAGCCAAACACTTCTTATTGTGAGAAGAACTGGATACCTGTCCTGGATAAGCCGTATCACTTCATTAAATGGACAATGCCAACAGAGTTAGTTTATGCCAACCCAATCAGCGGGGAATGTGAACAGGTATTTGTTAAGCCAACAGCGCCAGCGCCTAAAGACCAGCGTGGATCTAGCCAGGTCATACGGTGGGGCAGTATGTACATCTCAATTACCCATGAAGTAGATTTATTCAAAAACTATTTGAAACAAAAAGATGCAATTTATCGTCACCGCTTAGTCCTATGGGATCAAGAACTCAATGTTGTGGGGTTAAGTAAAGAGTTCTCATTCTTAGATGCTCGCGTTGAGTTCTGTGTAGGGGCGGCGGTTCACAAAGGCAACCTTTTGTTGTCTTTTGGTTTCCAGGATAACGCCGCATTTATCCTTGAAGTGCCTAAATTAGTGGTTGAGGATCTGATTATGGAGGCACTGGCTTATGAGAATTGAGCAGTTAGTTGTAGAACTATCTAAAGATCCGTTCAATCCAGCCCTTAATTTTGATGTGGCAGTGGAGTATGAGAGGCAAAATCAAACCGCTTCAGCCGTTTCTTTCTATCTGCGCACCGCTGAATACGGTTATGAGTCACACCCTAGCCTTGTTTATGCCTCACTTCTCAAAGTTGCACATTGCTTTGATGACCAAAATGACCGCCAGGCAACCGTGAGTAACTGTTTATTGCAGGCTGTGGCGTATCTTCCATACCGCCCTGAAGGTTACTTTTTGTTATCTCAGTTCCATGAGCGTTTAGGGCAGTGGCAAGAGTGCTACACCTGGGCAAACATAGGCTTGCATAATCAATTTAGTTCTCCGCTTCCCGTATCCGTTGGCTATGAAGGCCAGTATGTATTGGTGTTTGAGAAGGCAGTGGCCGCCTGGTGGATTGGCCATAAAGATGAAAGCCTTGAACTATTGCGCAAGTTAGATGGCATGGAAATAGATCCAGGGTACAAATCCGCAGTACGACACAACCTTGAAAGGATTACCAATGCTTCTGTTTGATGTTGGGGCTAATCGTGGTGATGCAGTGCTTGCAGGATTGGAGCAGGGATACCGCGTAATAGCCTTAGAAGCCGCACCACGGGTTTATTCACGCCTGGTAGGTAACTTTATCTACAACCCTGATGTAGTGCCTCTTAGAATGGCCGTCAGCGACAAAGATGGCGAGCGCTTAAAGTTTTATGAGGCTGATGAAGATGGTTTGAGTACGCTCAATAAAGAATGGCTGACGGCAGACAACATGCCCTACGCAGGAAAGCCTCACCGTGAGATTGAGGTAAACACAATCACCCTTGATGCGCTCGCTGATAAGTATGGAAATCCTGACTTAATCAAGATTGATGTTGAAGGTGCTGAATGGGCAGTCTTTCATGGCATGACTCGCCATTACGGGGGAACGCTTTGCTTTGAATGGACATTTGAAACCATGCACCAACATGAGGATCAGTTAAATTATCTCTACACCCTGGGTTATCGGGAAATGGCGGCTCAGTACATAGTTCAGCATTTGCAAGAGCCTAAAGTATGGGGCGAGATGCAACCCAATAATGTCAATCAGTTAAATGCCTGGCATCAACTCACATCAGATGATTGGATCAATGGCGGGTGGAAGATTGCTCACTTACGCCCTACCGCAGATGTAGGAATGTTATGGGTGCGCTAGGCAATGTCTCCAACAATTGTAAAGTTGTTAGAACTTGTGCAAAGAATTGATGCAGAACTGTATTGAGCGCGTAACACTGGGCTTGCAGATCCATTTGATGTGAAAGTTACACCGCTTGCCGCAATAGAAACCGCGCCAGCACCAATGCGCTGAACATAAATAACCTGGCCAGTGCTAAATACTCCTGAAGGAACGGTGATGTTGGCTGTTCCGCTTTGTGTCACCCATTTGTTTACATCTCCTGCAACCAATGTGTAAGCAGTTGTTTGCGCATTAAATGTAACCGTAGGAAGCGTTCCAGTAGTTCCCTGTGTACCCAAAGTTCCTTGCAAACCTTGTGTGCCAGTTAATCCCTGAAGTCCAGTTGTACCCTGAGAGCCTGTTGTTCCTTGTGAGCCAGTAGTGCCTTGAGAGCCATTAGTGCCGTTAGTACCGTTAGTTCCTTGAGTACCAACTGAACCTTGAATACCCGTAGTTCCTTGAATACCCTGCGCACCTGTAGTACCAGTTGAACCTTGTGAACCTGTTAAGCCCTGAGATCCTGTTGTACCAGTTGTTCCCTGAGATCCAGTTGTTCCAGTAGTTCCCTGAATTCCTGTTGTGCCTTGAGTTCCTTGAATTCCAGTTAAACCTTGAGAACCAGTAAATCCTTGTGTTCCAGTAAATCCTTGAACACCAGTTAAACCCTGAGTTCCTTGCGCTCCTGTAGTACCAGTTGCTCCTTGAGAACCTGTTGTGCCTTGATTACCTTGAATTCCTGTATTGCCTTGAACGCCCTGTACACCTTGCACACCCTGAACGCCTTGTGTTCCCTGCGCTCCATTTGTGCCGTTAGTTCCCTGTGAACCAGTTGTACCTTGAGATCCATTCAATCCGTTAGTTCCTTGAGAGCCAACAATTCCTTGAACGCCCTGTATTCCCTGATTACCAGTTAATCCTTGCGCGCCAGTTGTACCCTGCAACCCAGTAATTCCTTGAGCGCCTTCATTTCCCTGAATTCCCTCTGTACCTTGAGTACCTTCATGGCCCTGAATTCCCTCTAAGCCCTGAGTTCCAGTAGTTCCCTGAATACCCTCTAAACCTTGAGATCCAGTACGGCCTTGTGCGCCAACTACACCCTGAATTCCCTGAGTGCCTTGAATACCCGTAAATCCTTGAGTTCCTTCTTGGCCTTGCGCGCCTTCTAATCCCTGCGCGCCCTCAACACCTTGAATTCCCTCTGTACCTTGTGAGCCAGTTTCTCCTTGAATACCAACAAGTCCTTGCGCACCTGTTGTTCCCTGTGATCCTGTAACACCTTGAACGCCCTGAGTACCTTGTGATCCAGTTGCTCCTTGAGATCCTGTTACACCTTGAGTTCCTTGTAATCCAGTAGTTCCCTGAATTCCGTGCAAGCCCTGAGTTCCTTGAGCGCCTTCAGTTCCTTGTGCGCCAGTAGTTCCTTGCACACCAACACTTTGAGTAATGATAGAAATGTTGTGGCCATTAGCAAAGTTTGTTGTGCCTGTGCCGCTTGAAGATAAAAGCGTAACGGGGTAAGTCCAATAATCATTTGCAACAGTTGATGGTGTTCCACTTACTTGCCATTCTTGATAGTTGTTAGAGTTATTTCTATCTTGAATAAAGAAGATGTCACCGTTTTTAATGTTTGCTAATAAAACATCAATGTCCACATTTACAGTTGTTAAGTGAGATACATAAATGTTTGTTGCAGAAATTTGTGTTGCGTTATTCCATTTAATGTCACCAGCGTTAGGTGGTGGTGTTTGTGAATTTGTTCTTGCTTGGTAATCAAAGATAGATGATGATGTTCCGCTTGCGCCAGTATTACCCTGCACACCCTGAATACCATCTAAGCCCTGAATACCCTGGCTACCAATTTGTCCTTGTACACCTTGCGTTCCTTGAATTCCAATAACGCCTTGAATTCCTTGTGTGCCTTGAGATCCTTGTGCGCCAGTTAAACCTTGTAACCCAGTAATTCCCTGAGATCCCGTTGCACCTTGTATGCCATCAATACCTTGTGATCCAGTTTCGCCCTGAATACCAGTTAAACCTTGCGCACCTTCTAAACCTTGTAAACCTTCAGTTCCTTGCGCACCAATTGCGCTTTGTATTCCCTGTACTCCTTGAGCGCCAGTTGTTCCTTGAATTCCATCAAGTCCTTGAGAGCCAGTAATTCCCTGTATGCCATCTAATCCTTGTGAACCAGTGATGCCCTGTAAACCTTCAATGCCCTGAGTTCCATCATGGCCCTGAATTCCCTGTGTACCCTGCGCACCTTCTAGTCCTTGCAAACCTTCAGTACCTTGCGCGCCAGTAATGCCCTGCAAGCCCTCTAAGCCTTGTGTGCCTTGAGATCCAGTTTCACCCTGCGCACCAATAGCACCCTGCGTTCCTTCAACCCCCTGAACGCCTTGCAAGCCTTCTAAACCCTGTGTTCCCTGTGTTCCGTCAAAGCCTTGAATCCCATCAGTACCTTGTGTTCCCTGGATACCTTCTAAGCCCTGTGTGCCTTGTGTTCCATCAATGCCTTGTAAACCAATAACTCCTTGTAAACCTTGAGTTCCTTGCATACCCTCAATGCCCTGCGCACCTTCAGTTCCCTGTGTGCCATCACCTTGAATACCTTGAGTTCCCTGAATTCCATCAAAGCCCTGTAAACCCTGTATGCCTTCAGTGCCTTGAATACCATCAAAACCCTGAGCGCCAGTTGCGCCCTGAATTCCGTCAGTTCCTTGCGCGCCAACAGTTCCTTGAATTCCGTCAAAACCTTGCGCGCCTGTAGCACCTTGAATACCGTCAATGCCTTGAGATCCTGTTAATCCCTGTGTACCTGTTGTTCCCTGAGCGCCATCAAATCCTTGAATACCGTCAGTTCCTTGTATGCCCTGTAAACCTTCTAAACCCTGTGTACCTTGCGCGCCATCAAAACCCTGTGTGCCATCTGCGCCTTGTATGCCATCTGTTCCCTGAATTCCTTGCGCACCATCAAAGCCTTGCAATCCGTCAGTACCTTGTACGCCTTGTGCGCCATCAAAACCCTGGACACCTTGAGTTCCTTGTGCCTGCTCATAACCAAAACCCTGTAAACCTTGTGTACCTTGAATACCTTGTGCGGCAAATGCACCCGCTGTTCCTTGCACACCTTGTAAACCAATAGGCCCAGGTGTAGTTACATTGATTGTTGGTATTACTGGCTTAATGATGACGGCATTGCAACCGCAGTATGTACACATTATCTAGTCACCTGCGCAGATACTTCCATCTGCCCTTGAATAACACGGGTAACGCTAGATCCTTGATAGATTTCAAGATCATAGTCATAAGGCCCTTGATTAACTGCGCCTGTTTGTTCCGCTGTTGCATGCAATTGAATGTTGCCTGTTGCACCAGTAATAACAATGCCGCCGTTCTCTGTTGTAAGAGTTAATACGGCTGTTGGGCTGTTTGGATAAGAACGCATTTGCATCTTTGCTGTGTATCCAGTTATGTCTAACGGCGCTGTTGCTAATCCGCCTGAAACATAAATGCCTGTAGCGCCATTTGTCACTGTGAATTGTGATGCGCTCGCTGTTGCAATCTCAACTTCTTGCAAATTGTAAATGTATGGAATTACCTGATCAACAGTAACAATCTGTCCTGCGCTAAAAGAGTTAGCCGCTGTGTAAGTAACAGTTGTTCCATTGCCTGTGACATTTGTGATTGAGGCAGGCTGTGTGTAAACCACATTCAAATCCCAATCAGCGCCTTGATCCATTCCCAGGTTGTAAACAACAGCCATAATTATGCTCCCTGCGCCACCTCTGATTTTGCGCTAATCATAGCGGTATTGCATGCTGAACAATGTGAGAATGATTTAGGCATTGGTAAGCCACACTTAGGGCAATGGTTGGCTATAGCGTTAAAGTAATTGCTCACTGTAACTTTTCCTAATAGATCGCTAAAACCTTGAACCATTGCATCAATGCGGTCAGGTGAGTTTGGTTCATCTACAGTCCAGGTACACATCTGATCTTCTAGTTCAGGGAATTCCCCAATGTGGTGAATACGCCCTTGTTCATACATTGCCGCTACTGGCTCTGCTCTTAACTTCTTACCAACATGCGCTCTGATTTCTCTAATCGGTAATGTTGGCCGCACTTGCTTTAGCACTGCACCCACCATGTCACCGCCCTGGTTTACTTCAACCAATACTGCATCTGCTTTGTAAGCATCAAATAGTTCTACGGTTTTATTTGCCCACTGCAACGGTGAACCTCTAAATGAGTAATCTCCCAGGACATAACCCTGTCCATCTGAGGTAGATCCGCACACAATAATTCCTGTTTCATCTGAGCGCTCGCTGTTTGTTACCGCAGGATCTACGCTTACAACAATCCTTGCCATAGGCGGTGCTTTCTCAATGCGGCTACGGTCAATTAAACCTCTAGTCCACAATGCACCTTCAACATCATCTAAGATTTCGCCATAGAGTTCCTGGCGGCCTAAGCGTGTTCCGTTGTAACGGGCTTGTAACTCCATCAATGCGCTAGGGGCTAGGTTTGCCGCGTTATCAAATGTGCTTCCCCTGGTAATGACTACAGAGCCATCTGTACGGCCTGCAAGCATGCGTA